GGGATGATTATATTAACGCTGTTGCGTTGAAAGATTTGGTCTGTCATGTGGGGTTTCCATTATATAGTTGTTGTATGTGTATTTATAGTTTCCTATGCATCCATTATAAACGAAAACATAGGATTCTACAAGGGGGTTTTATAAGAAAGTGTTGCACACCTTATTAAATCTCCCACTTTTCATCAATCGATGAAACTTGCCTGCTTGTGTCCTAAGATACGAGGCAGACAATGATGCGTAATATTGCATTTTTATCTCCTGTTATGGTTGTGTAACTTTCCGATCTTAGGACTTCGTTAACGTTTGTCACATTAACTACTTACTCTTGTCACATATTTGTTACAATTCTATTTAGACATTAAACCGTCTTATCGATTATATTGCCCACTGAATCTATCTCTTTGTGAAACTGCGGTACTGGTGTGAAGGTCATCCGACCATTCACCATGGTGACTTTACAATAGTCAACCCATGCACCCCATCCTAGTCTCTCAAATGTTATCTCCTCATCGAGGGATAAGTCTTTGTCTTTATTTTGGTAAAGTGTATAGTCTATCCACTTGCGTTCGTTTAATTCACTCATCGTTGAGCTCCTTGTTACCAATGTGGCGGAAGATGAAGGATTCGAACCTTCGAAAGGTTTGACCCTTTGCTGGTTTTCAAGACCAGTGCATTCAACCGCTCTGCCAATCTTCCCTAAATTAATACTGGTGTCTTGGGACGGTCTTAAGCAAAGCAAGGTCATGAAGTAATTTCGACATACTTCCCTTGCATCCTGAAATGTGGGGTCTGTAGGGGTTTTATTGTCTACTGGGTAGACTAAAACACCTTCTATCCACATATCGTCCTCGCGCACTTCAAACTATCGGTTCCAGTCACCGACCTACTTGGTATCGTATCCCTATTTGAGGTAACTAACCCCATTCTCATCATAGAAGGAATAAGTAACTACTAGTGCTGGTTAAGACACTCGTACTATTAAAGATCAGTTTCTTGAATCTTTGTTTTGTTTTTAACCTTGGCCTTACGGTAGTTCTTTGTCTTTACTGGTAATGGTACGTCCATTGTGTATTTGACATCGACCTTCTTAGGGGCTCTTTTTTTGTAAACTTTCTTTTTAGACTCGTCTACATTGGGTGTTGATTTGTCGTCTGCAATGAATCGACCTTTCTCGTCTCTTGCTCTGACCCATTCAAACCCAAAGAAGTCTGTGATGTTATTCCACCATCCCATGTTATTCTCCTAGAATGAATACTCGATTCCAAACGTTAGTGAATCAACTGCAGTATTCTTCAACACGTTCTGACCTACCAACATATAGAATGTCGTATCGTTAATTGTCTTAGCACCTCTCAACATAACATATGAGTCCTTACCCTGTTTATCGAATGTTCCATAGATGAACTTTGCGTCCACTAATGGGACAAACCATAATTTGTAGGTGAGCTCACCATATGTTTCATGAGTGTCTAAGTCTCCGAATCCAGTAATGGACAATCCACCCACTGAAACTGATGCGTATACTTCTTCAACTGAATCGTATACACTATCCCACACATATCGAATGTATCCGACATCTAATGAGACATTGTCTGTTATTGATAAGTCATATCCACCGAAATAGTTCAACTCTCTTGTTGTAGTATCTCCAGTGTAATTGACCTCGGAACCCCATACTCCTACGTATAGACCTTCCGTCTCTGCTTGTAAACCGAATGATTTAACAGGTTTGCCTGATTGAGATTTACCTCTAAACACGTAGTCACTTGAGTAACCTACGAACCCACTGACATCGGCAAATGTCGGTGTTGAAAATAGCATTAATGATAATGCTGTTAATAATAATTTATTCATAATATATCCTTCCTATAGTTATTTATTGTTGTTTAAATCGCACGTTTCCAGCGACACTAATTCGTTCACCCCCACAATAAAATGGGTAAACTGAATGTCTCAACCAACTAGGAAAAACCAATAGGTCTCCCTCTAGTGGAAAATGAGTGAATGTTGACATGTTCAAGAATTGTGTCTCTCCGTAATGCAGTTCAATATGTCCTGCAAGTGGGGGGACAACTCCTCCGTTAACAATACCTCCAAGTGGGGCTGTGTTATCCTTGTCAAATATGTTGTCTATTGCATCTTCGAGTTTTACAGTGTTCTTAGTGTAAAAGACGAATGAGAATAGACCATCATGTGAATGGATTGGATTGAACTCAGCATTGTTTGCGATGTTCACCCATAGTCCATTGATTTCTAGTTGTTCTTTAGGTATTCCTATTTGACATTGATCAACCATGGTCATAACATGGTTCATGATATGATCTTTTGTCTCATCGGACACTAAGTCCTCTATGAAGATTTGTTCCTCTACTCTTCCTGCAAGTAGTCCACCAACATCGTGGTTTGAAGACCCTCTCCGTTGCTGTATACAGTCGGTTACATGATCTAATATTTCGGGGTTGACTCCACCATGATATACAGGTGGCCCGAATGGACTGAACATCTGTCCTTGAATTTCATTTCTAGGAGGCTCAGGTGCATCAAGGTATATCTCATTATTGGGTGGTGGGTTGTCAAAATCAACTTTGATTCCTACAACGTTATTACCCTTATCAAATTGGTCTTCAGTATTCATAATATAGTCTTCCTCTTATACTGCCTTAGGCACATACTCAATTTTGACGAGACCCGACTTGGTACGTCTATCCAACTCATTCTTCACCTTCCGTTTCTGTTTAGGTGTCTTGGGGTCATTGTATGCTTTCAATAGTGTTTCTATTGATTGACATTTCATATACTGGTGAACTGTTGTTTTCTTGGATGTCCCTCTGGCAACGGTCACTGATGTTGGTGCAAATTTTACTGGCATGTCTTTCCCCTAGATGAACATCTCAATCAGTTGTAGTCCTAGACTGATTGCTGTTATTGTTGTTAAAATCTTTAATATTGTTATTTGTTTTCTCATTATCTTTCCTTTGATGATATGATAAGGAACACTGAGGCCCACAAAATATGTGGCTTCGATCTTGTGTGTAGTACTTAATCTCTCTTGCAAGAGTCTTCACTTGACACACTGAACACCTCAATAGTGTATCCATCTTGTTATTTTATGACGACCTTAGTAAATGTAGGGCCATCTGTTAATTCTTCTGTTGGTTGATCATCGAATGCATTGTGATCACTGTCTTCACTTCGGTTTTCACTGAACCAAACACCCAACATCCATTTTTCCCCTGCAGTAATAGGTAACACTCCAACACTTCTATAGGAAGGATTGTTAACGATTAGCATATCTCCAACGACATCGTTGATGATACTTGCATCTACCACCATGTTACCTCCATGGTAACCCTCCGATAGATTGAATAACACTAGTCCAGTGTCTTCTTCTTGGGATGTGTTAAATTCATATGAATCCACTGGATAACATATGATCTGTATATGACTAGGTTCTTCAAAGCAGTCACCTTCAGGTAAAAACTCTTCGACCCAATCATAGACCTTTTCGAAGTCTACGGTTCCCTTTACATCGGGTACAATGTTGTATACCTCGACATCATTATGGTCAACCTTGAACCTAGACGTTCCACCCTCTATTTCAGTCTCGTCCTCGGTAAAGTCCTGTCGTTGTGCTAATCCTATGATTGTGGCACATTGGTCTTGGTCTAGTACTCGTTCACCGAGTGTTAACATATTATTTTGCATGATTGTTTCCTGTTGTTGGGTGGAAGAATTGTACTTGACTAACTCTCCAGTTATCTCCACTATATTTAGTGTAGTCTTCGATATGAGCTCCATGCAACCTATTGCCGGGAAATATAACACATCGGTTAAATTTAGAAGGGATGATGGTATGCAACTCAAAGTCGTCTTGGCATGGATATAGTAATCCGTGGTGTTCATCGTTAGATATCCACTCACCATTATATACTGCAGTTCCACCACTCTCTTGTTTATCTAAGTAGACAAGCATGTTAAGTGTTGCTAGTTTGTTGGGGGTATCGAATGATGAATCCGTATGTGGGTAGTGTTGCATCTTGTTATCAAACTCAGTGATCGTTTGGAACACATTGAATTCGTGAATTATGTCCCAGTCGTATCTACCCTTATGGAAATGCTTTCTGCATATATCTAACAGTCGTTCCATCTCACCAAAATACTTCCTAGTGGGGTGTCCGACCTTATCAGTAATTCTGCAATCGTTGTATTCAATTCCGTTGGGGGATTTTCTCTCCGTGGAGTATTTCCACATAGGGAATTGACGAGCCATGACGAAATCATGTATTGCTTCGGGATTCTCATAGAAGTTGTCTATGGTAATTGTCAACCCATCAAATGTAGGTTCCCACTTCTCAGACATCTTGAATAGTTCATCATGGATATAGGTTTTACCTGTCATGGTTTATGTCCTCTTCAAGAAAATTATAGGACATGTTTCGTCCTGTTTTGTTGTTGTCTAATTCTGTTTTATGCCATAGGTTGAATGATATACTGATACGTTCATATCCTGTCTCTCTACCACCAGTTATGGCAGGTACGGCATGTTGTAGGTAAGATGGCCATAACAAGAACTCCCCTGTCTCGGGATATACACTCATTTCTGACTCAATTCCGTTAGTACCCATGAATTCGATTCTGTCCATACCTTCCCTAGTAACAGGACGATCAACTTGTTGTTGACCCGACAATGCCATTGCTGAAGGTGATGTGAACTTGATTGGTTGTGACCCTTCACCTGCCTTGACATAATATGTTCCACTCATTTTACAATTAGTGTGATTATGTGTCTCGTGGGCATGGTTACCAGTGTAAACATTAACCCATGCAAATAGGTGTAGGTCATTCCTTGATAGGTGACTTACTGGTATATTCAACATGTTCTGTATGTACGAGATATAGGTGTCTTTGCATATGTCTGAGAAGTCCTTGAACCAATCTAGTCCATGGGTCTCTTCACGAATGTCTTCATCGAAATAGGTAGTGTAATTTCTTGCTCTATCTTCCCCTGCACGTTCTTTGACCTTACGCACTAGTAGTCTACAATCAACTGCAATCTCGTCATGAGGTAACTCCATATGACCCCTTAAAAAAGGTGTTGCAAATACTGGTATGATCTCTCCATCTGCTGGTCGGAATGGTAATTTCGGTTCTACATAGGAATCAACTAAAGGTTCTGTCCATCTAGTATGTTGGATAGGTTGTTCGTACTCTTCTATTGCAAGTGTATGAGAATCAGCATTCCATTCTTGATCAGGCATACTGACTGTATCACTTCTTTTACTTGCTCCAAGTGGGTCTAATAGAACCCTCTCTCTTCTTGAAAGTTCTACCTTTGGTTCTTCCTTTGTGGGTGGTGCCGACTTAGGTCTCACAACTCGTCCTCATTTTGAATGAAGTAAAAGAGGAATGCGATAGTGGCTGCAACTGCAACAGTTGGTGTGTCCAGTGCATATATGAATGACCCTATAAAGTCCCATCCTGTTAACACGGATATTGCTATACATAGTCCAAATAATCCTGCAAGTAGTTTCCAAATCATTTCTTCCTAACCTCTGCAGCGATTGCTGGTTCGTCTTTAATGGTTACATTTCTGTAATATACAATGACCTCACCGACCTGTTGAATGTATCGTCTGAGTTCTTGGTTGTTCTGAATCATCACCTTGTAGTCACCCACAGTTGTTGCAACAAATACGATGTCACCACTGTTCTGTCTCTTCATCTCATCGATGAATCGATCTAGGTAGGTATAGCCTGGTGGCCATTCGGGATTCTCCCTCTCTGATAGTTCACATGCCTTTGGTCTTTTGTCTTCTACCTTCTTACAATTGTTTGCAATTCGAGCTTCGGATACGACAAACCATTTAGGTGCTGTCAAGTCCAAGGGTCTTGGTAATGTAGGTTGGATGATTTCGATTTCGACAGGCTTACTGACTATCTCAATCGTCTTCGAGTTAAATAACGAGCAACTACTGACCGTTAGTGCTAGTGTCAAGATCGCTAATGTTCTTAGTGTCATTTTCTATTCCCTCCAATACGTCAACAGTTCCTTTGTTGAATCTAAGTTCCATGAGGCCTGGTTTCATTTGTGCCAGTCTCTCAAAATTATGTTTGGATAGAATTTCTAAGTACTTAGACTTCTCTGCTTCTATCGCATTGTTCCTTCGAGTCATGTTCTGAAGAGATTGAGTCTGAACTGCAAAACTCTCCTGTACCACTCTAAGTGTTTCTTTCTGTTCTTCAACTGCACCTTCCAGTACAATGTTATTCCCAGCAAGTATTTGGTTCTCAGTATAGAGGTAGTAACTACCCAATCCGAGAACAAGTATGATTCCAATCAATAACTGATTCATTCTATATCTCCTCTATTTTATAGTCTAGTCCGCCTGATGATCGAATCTCAATCATCTTCTTGGTCTCCCAATCTCTAAACTTTAAATGTTTTTCTTTTTGTATAATAAGTTTACGTGCAGTGTAAACGGACTTATACATTTGTCCACCCACAGTGCTTGATTCCCTATACACGGTTATTTGGTATTCTCCTACGAAGAGGTTGTGTATCCACCCTGCAAATCGTTTGCAGACACCCCATAGACCTTTACCGAAATTCTTTCTACGCATTGTAGTCACTCCATCCTGTCAATATTATTTTCTCTCCACTCAATGGTGGATTTCCCCTATGGACGTGTGTAAAGTGCGCAGGCCACACAAGTAACGTCCCTTTTGTTGGTTTGAATCTGCATCGTTGGTGAAGGAACTCTGTCTCCCCACCTTCTTCTACATCATTCATATACAACATCCATGCAAGAACACGATGTTTATTCACATGTGAGTCTTGTTCATAATGCCATATATGATACCCTTCACCCTGCAATGTCTTTTGTATCTTTCCGTCCACTGATAACAAATCGATATCGTTACGCATACCATATGCTTTCTTATACATCGGTATAATTTCATCGTTTAGTATATTAAAAAACTCGTTTTGTGCGTCTGCCCGAACAATATCCTTTAGTCCATGGGATATTCGTGCAAGTGAAACGGATTCGTCTGATTTTTCTAGGACATCATGAGATAGGTCGTAGTCCTCTCTTCGTGAGGTGTGACCAAGTGACGAGTAATATTCGAATGTATCCGTAATATCCTGCATCATATTTTCATCTATTGCATCGTGAAACACACCTATGTGATCACTCCGCTTTTCAAACTCTGCCATAATTATACCTATATGCAACAATACAGGGACATCTTCCCTGTATTATTATTTAGTGTGTTTTAACTTAACTGTTTCTTAAAGCCTTTAACTGGTTGATTGTATCTTCTGCACTTACGTGTAGGATACCTATTCCACCATGTTTAACCCATGAATCAAGGTTCTTCTGTCTGTCGTCAATGAGGATACTTCCTTCCATTGCAAACATACCTTTCTGACTACCTGTCATGGTGCAAGTGACAACAACTGTTGGACTTACATATTCTTTAATCCACTCTTGTTTGTCCCAAACTACTAATTCTCTGTTGACAACACCAGCTGCAGTGAGTATTTCCCACGGTAGGTTAGTGTGTCTAATGTAACCAACTAAGTCCCACATATCGGGCATAGGTGGTAGACTTCTGAATAATCTCTTGTTCGTTAACTCTTCTTTTCTCTCATCATAATCATTATGACCTTGGTCTGTATTAGGGAATGCTGTTCCTGTTAAGGTCTCCACTCCAGTATTGAAATCTGCCAATACTCCGTCCATGTCTACAAATATTCTTTTCACATTTTCTCCTTTGTTTATCTCTCTCTTTCTCTCACTCATGATACTATTATAACACTAATGGGGCGTCACTGTCAAGTCTTTTCTCAAAGATTTGACGAACACTCGTTGAATGCTTCTACTCCTGTAAAGGTCTGTAGTACCACTGAATAGTTAGAGAAATCTCTCTGTTCACACTCTTCTTGAATTGAATTTGAATGGGGGTTGTACCTGTATCTCCACTGACCATTAGAGGAACTTCCACTCTCTACTATTAGTACATCTTCGGTATAAAGTAGGTAAAGATTGCCATCAACCCCTGTCATGGTTTTGTCTAACGCGGTGATGTCGGTGTATATCTGTTGTAGATCAGCAGGGTATCTTGTTGACATGATCAATGGTAAATCTATGTTGAAATATGGGTTGGATACGTTCCTCATTTGCAGTTCAAATCCCTCATATGAGGTTACTGTCTTCTCAATCCTTTTGACATTTCTTGCACTCTCATCGACTGAGTACTCTAATATAGCACCATCACTATCGGGTAGAAACCTAACAAATGTCTTGTTCCAACTGACCCCAGCAACATCTTTGACCTCTTCGATAGAGATGTGAATCTTATGATTGTTGACGATAGATGTGGCATTACCCCATTCTTCATAGTTCTCTGATATCTGCACTCTAGAGTTGTCCTCTAGGTTCTGTAATGTGATTGATATAGGTAGACTATTTGAATCTAGTAACTGACCTAGTGAATTGCCTCTGAGACCATAAAAATGGTGTTGTCTATTATATCGGAAGTGATCATCTTCTACTGTCGAGGTCGTCTCGTTTTGTATATCGAATGTAACGTCTGAAAAGGTATCGTTGTTTAGTATTAATGCTATCACATTGTCTTGAAGCATTCCTCGGAATCCCATGTTATAGGTTTCTTTGAGTACCCCTTCGATGTCGTGAAGTGTACCAAGAAAATCAACGATCTTCTCACCGATTGCTTGTTGGGTAATGTCATTGGATGCAATGAAATCATCATAGAAATACATCCTATTGATGTCAAAGTTTTGTTCTAGATTATATAAGAATGTATTGACTTCAGCTTTGATATCTGAACCCAGTTGATTTGCAATTGTACCACACCCATCTGCAACATTGATATTCGATGTTAATTTATCATTGATAGACGATGTCAACATCGTGGTGAATGGGGTTACGTTGGCCTTGGATGCACTGTTCTCATGAGGAAAATACATCATGGTATATGCAGTGTTTACATATCCTCGGGTTGAGTCAATTGCACCTACTGGTACTTCTGCAACTCTAGGACGATTCATTCCACAAGTCTCGGTGAAACCTGTGATTGCACTAAATCCTGCTGAATCAAATTCGTATTCATATGTACTTGAATTGAAGACTCCCGAAGGTTCTCCTGCATCTTGTATCAAATTGAAGTTGAAATCAACGAAGACGTTTGCACCCTCTACATATCCATCAATGACCAATGTCTTAAACATCGGTGATGTACTAGTAGATACGGGGCTTGGTAATTGTAATTGTGCTAGTTCGGGAGCAATCTCATTGCCTCCACCACCACACGCGACTAAACCAGTAAGTACTGGAACTATTAGTAAGTTTTTCATTTAACACCTCTCATGTATACATCTATTATACACTCTTTAGAGGGGTTTGTCTAGGGGGTTTTACTCGTTGAGTCGGTATGCAAGGGCCTCTGCTTCGACCTCATCAATGGGTTGGTGCATTATCACTTGTCGGACATGTACCATTTCATGAGCCAAGGTTATGTACCTTTCGTCATCAAACTTAACAAACATCTCCATATAGATATTGATGTTTGCCTTATGGGGGTAGTCAAGGAATCCCTGTCGTTTATCGGGATGGGGTAGTCGGAATATGTTTAGTATAACCTTTGAGTCTTGGATGTCCAGTAGGTTTGCAAACTCTACTGCTCTATCTCTCATTTTCTCATTGTTACATAAGATATTCATGGGTGGTTAATCCTCGTATTCCTCAAGCTCTTCCATGTTATCCTCATCGACATCTGTTCCACAAAATGGACATACATCAATAGAATACTGATATGAATCCATCTCGTGTATGATATCACACTCCGATTTACATGATTCACAAAATAATTTAAATTTCATCTTGGACTTTATCTCCTATTATATCTTTCCAAAGGTTCTCATATGATTTAGGCTTACCATCAATTGTTGCATATGGAAGTTTTCTTCCTTCAGTCTCTTCAAGTGTAAAATCCAAATGCAGTTCCTTAAACCTAACCTCGTTCAATTGGATATTTAGACTCAATAGCATATGCCTGATTCTATCATCCTCTATCGTCTGTTCGATTTCCTTGTTTAAGTATGCAATGTACTCACTCATCTTTCAAATACCCACGTTTCCAATTCTGTAAATCCACCAATGATCTCTCCGTCCATACGGATTTGGGGGAATGTTCTAGCAGTAGGGAATGACTCCATTAACTCTTCACGAGTAAAGTCTTCACCTAGTTGTTTATATGTATACGAAAGACCTTCTCTCGTACATAGTGCCTTTGCTTTATCACAAAAAGGACACTGAGGTTTACCAAATATTTCAATCATAATTCAAAGTCCGAAAAGGTGTTGTCATCAACATCCTGTTTAATGCCACCAATAAGATACGATTCAATCTCGGTCTCTTGGGGTGCGTTTTGTAATCCTCTACTATTAAACCAATGGTTCGTCCATGGTAGAGGGTTGTTAGTTGAAGAGATATCGAATATCGGTTGCATACCAATTGCACGTAACCTTTTATTGGCAATATACTCCACATAGTTTCCAAGTAGTCCTACCGACAATCCGATCATCGACCCATGTTTGAATAGGAACTCTGCCCACTCCTTCTCTGAGTCAACTGCATCTTGATACATCTGATATACTTCTTGTTCACAATCTTTCATCACCTTATTCATCACACTATTGTTCTCATGTTTTTGATAACACTTAAGTATGTGTTGTGTGATTGCTAGATGTTGTGATTCATCCCTTGCAATCAGTGATATGATCTTTGCACTACCTTCCATCATCTTCAGTTCTCCGAATCCGAATGAACATGCGAATGATACGAAGAATCTAATCCCTTCTAGGATGTTGACACTTATTAATGCAAGATATAATGCCTTATATAAGTCGTAATCTTTAATGTCCTGACCTATCAACTTTCGTCTACCTAGATCAATGAACTCATCATACTTTTGTGTTACTGCTTCTGCACGAGCAACGATCGCTGGTTCGTCCAGTATGGTGTCAAAGATTTCACTTGGGTCACTATAGATATTCTTGATTATGTGAGTGTAACTTCTTGAATGTATTGTCTCCATGAAATCCCATGTAATGATACATGATTCCAATTCGGGTATTGTAACGAATGGTAGGAATGCAATTGCGGGAGCTCTACCTTGAACACTATCGAGTAGTGTTTGGTATCTAAGGTTAGAGGTGAAGATGTGTTTCTGTGCCTCGTTCAATCGGGCATAGTCTGCTCTATCTTTCTGTAAGGATACCTCTTCGGGTCTCCAAAAGAATGACAACTGAGTCTGAGTCAACTTATCAAATACTGGGTACTTGAATGTATCAAATCTTTGTGTGTTCAATTCCTCTCCAAAGAACATCTTCTCTTTGGTGAAATCTATATTTTTCTTGTTAAAAACTGTCATCTATGTTTTTCTCGTTGATGGTGGGGCTAGTGTTAAGTGTTTGTAATTGTTTACGCAATCGGATGGTGTAAATCCATCTATCAAATGTCTGTTGTCCCAACTCTCCATAGCCTTGTTATATTCGGGTCTCACCTGATCTGTATCTTTTTCCTCTGAGTGATATATATCATTATACCCATCGTAACAGTAAACAGGTGCTTTACGAGCATCTGCACCTCGTTTTCGTTCCATTGTTCCGTGAGGCATGTTCTGTAAACTCCCTGCAATGTTCACAAAGTGAAGGAACATGTGATAACTGTTTTTACCTAGGAATTTGTCTCTGTAGTGAACTGCATTAGGGCCCTGATATAATAACACATCACCCACTTCAAGTGAGATACAAGATGCATCACGTTTACGTGATGGAATTGCTTGTGTTAAATTATAAAGGTCTTCGTTAGAACCATCCCAGTCAACCCAGTTTCGTGAGTTGTCTACCCAAATCTTCCAAGGTTTCCCATCGTCTGATTCATATCCTAAACATATTGTCGTAGATATTTCACAAGATGGTCTGTCGTGATGTGCTTTGAGGTATGCACCTCTGTCGTATTTCCTAGTGTATGCATAGGTGGGACAAAGTTTGATGTCCAATACGTCATCTAATGCATTATGCATCCAAGCATGTAATCCAACTGAAGGTGGAAATTGGTAACATCCATTGGATTTAAATAACGAATCTTTAGGGGAATCTTGAATGATGTCCTCTTCCCTTGCAAAGAATGATTCATTCCACCTATCATTCCTCTCAATAGTCTTCCATGTGTCCAGTGTCATCTTAATGATGTCTTTGGGTATGAAGTTCCTAAGAATCACGTATCCATTTTGCATGAATTCCCATGTCATCTCATTCGTATAACCCTGAACCTTTATTTCATCGGGGTCTATTGCAGATAACTTTACGTTCTTTTTATCATATTGCACAGGCATCGCAGTCTTCCCCATCATCTATAATCTCACCTTGTGGTAAGGGTTCATCTTTAATCACGTCTTCAGTCTTACCATCCATAGTGTTTTGGTAGTAAGATGTCTTCCATCCATATTTGTAAGTATTCAATAAGTCTTTTGCCATGACCGATACTGGTACTTCATTGTTATCAAAATTCTCGGGATTGTAACTCCAGTTACCACTGATTGCTTGGTCAAAGAACTTCTGCATCACTGCAACTGTTTTAATGTATCCCTCGTTATCAGGCATATCCCATAGTAATGTGTAATTGTTTTTCAGTATAGAATACTGAGGTACTACTTGTTTAAGTGTTCCTTTTTTGCTCTTCTTGACACTTAGGTAGTCTCTTGGTGGTTCTATTCCGTTTGTTGCATTAGAGACGACTGAGGACGATTCTGAGGGCATCTGAGCAGTAAGTGTCGAGTGTCGTAATCCGTGTACTTTAATCCGTGTTCTTAGTCTTTCCCAGTCCATTTTTAGGACATTAGGTACGATTGTATCTACTTCTTTCTTATAATGATCTATTGGTAATTTCCCTTGTGCATACATGGTTCTATCGAACCAATCACATTGACCCTTCTCGGATGCAATTTGATTAGACGCACATAGTAAATGATACTGAAATTCTTCTGTAAGATCATGCACCAATTGATGTGCTTGGGGGTCATCATACTTGACCTTGTTCTTTGCAAGGAAATGTGCAAGACCGATGTAACCAATTCCTAGTGATCGTCTTGCAAGAGTTGATCTCTTTGCAGCTTCTACTGGGTATTCTTGGTAATCAATTAGTTCTTCTAATCCTCTTACTGCAAGATCACATAGACCTTGTAGTTCATCCATCTTAATGATGCCTACGTTGATTGCACTTAGAATGCATAGTGCAATCTCACCTTCACCATCAATATGTGTGATAGGGTCGGTGGGAAGAGTGATCTCTTGACATAGGTTACTCATGTAAACTTTGTCTTGGAAACTACTATGGGAATTGCAATGGTCTATATTCATAATATAAATCCTACCTGTCTCAGCTCGTTCTTTCAACATAGCCGTAAACAATTCCCTTGCACTAATCTTCGTTTTAGGTACTGAAGTTGCTCTCTCATACTTTTCGTAAAGTTCATCAAAGCCGTCAGTTCCAAATGCCTCATACAAGCCTGGCACTTCGTGGGGTGAGAATAATGTGATGTCTTCGTTCTTCAAGAATCTCTTATAGAACAGTTCAGATAACTGAATAGAGTAATCTAATTTTCGTACTCTGTTATCTTCGGTTCCTTTGTTATTCTTTAGGACGATGATATCACCGATCTCTTGGTGCCAGATAGGGAAATGAACTGTTGCACTTCCTCCTCTCACACCATTCTGAGTACAACATCTTACTGTCGTCTCGAATTTCTTTAGGAAAGGTATTACACCAGTATGCTGTACCTCTCCACCTCGTATTTTTGAACCAAGTCCTCGTATTCGTCCTGCGTTAATTCCAATACCAGCTCTTTGTGCAACGTACCTTCCGATGGCCATATCTGAGGAAAATATACTGTCGAGGGAATCTGCAGAGTCAACCAAAACACAACTCGCAAATTGTCGTAATGGTGTCCTGACCCCTGCCATAATGGGTGTGGGTATGTTAATTTTGTACGTGGATATTGCATCGTAATACCTTTTGATATATTCTAAACGGTTGTCTTCGGGATAGTTTCTGAACAATGTCATTGCAATCAACATATACATGAACTGAGGTGTCTCAAACAACGTGTTGTCTGACCTGTCCTGTACTAGATACTTGTCTACGATCTGTTGTAGACCAGCATAGGTGAATGTCACATCTCTTGAATGTTTGATCACCCGATCTATTTGTCCTATTTCTTCTTTGGTGTATGACTTGAGGATGTCCTTATCATATACACCCTTACTGATATTCCTTTTTATGATATCATAAAGTGGTGGATAGATTGTTGAGTCTTGCCACTTAGTGTTGAATACAGATTTCTGTACTCCGAATAGTAATAGCCGTGCAGCAACGAACTGATAATTTGGATGTTCCAAACTAATTAAATCCGATGCTGACTTGACTAATATTTGTTGAATGTCTTTTGTAGTTATACCATCAAAGAATTGAAGACCACTGTTCATTTCAACCAGTGATTCTGATACTCCTGTAACGTCTCTACATGCTTTCTCCACCATCTTATGAATCTTATCTAAGTCAATGTCTACCCTGCTTCCGTCTGACTTAAGTACTCTAAATGGTGCGTTCATATCTTTTTATATTCCTTAAAATTAAGTTTAGCACTTAATCCTGTGTAAGTGCAAGAGTCTATTATAGAACAGATCACGTCACTTGTCAATCCGTTAAGTACCATTTCATTGATATCTTTTAGATCGGTAACACGTCTGTCATTCCATATGCAAACTTTGTATCCGAGATCAATAACTTCTTCAATTTTTTTGAGAATCTCGAAGTTACGAGGTTCATTATCGAATACTAGTACTGCCTTATCTTTAATGGTTTGGTCTATCTTCTTAAAATCACTACCACCTACTGCAATTGCATTCGGTAGAAATAGACTGTCTAGTGGCCCTTCGGTCACATAAATTGTTTTTGTTTTGTCCACTTTATTCAAATTGAAGATCAGTGGTGCATCTTCGTTAAATCTCATCGTTAAATATCTAAGTTTAGAGTTATTAATTGCTCTCCCACTTAGACCTAATAGTTCTCCCCTCTCCGAATAGAATGGTATTACTATCCTAGGGTCGTTACCCAAAACTCTGTCCTTATACTTATCGTCAAGGAATGCAAGGTTCTGTGGTTTATCCGTGAACCATAGATCACTATAGTGATGTGAAGGAACCATTCTTGCCTCTAGATACTCCCTTGCAACCGTAACTTCGGAGCAAGGTTTCATTAGAAATTTTAGATTCTCGACTGACATGATATCATCTTTATTTAGTAATTCTTGTTTTGGTTGAAACTTGAAACTGTTACTTGACGGCATCTTATGTCCACTTGCATGAACCTTTGGTTTGCGTCCACTTTCCTTCAACCACTCCTTTATATATTCTTTATGAATGACTGGGAAATGATCTTTAATGAAGTTTACGGACGATGTACTTTTACCACAATTGTGGCATTTATAGACGAACGATTGCTCCACGGTGAAATGATATCCACGTGCTTTAAAGGTGTTTTTAGAGGAGTCTCCACAATAGAGACATCGGTGATTTAGGGTGTTGTCACCCTTCCACTTTGCCATGTCCAATGAGGACACGATCATACTCAAATATTTTCGTTCTAACCATAACATAAGTACCATTATACATGATACTTGTGCTATTGTCTAGAGGGTATTAACTATGCGTCAATAATAACTTGGATTTCAACAAGGGAAGTATCCCATGATGTCTTACTTGCGTCGTATCCAGTTTTTTGAATATTGTCTGCAGCCATATCGTCATAACCTTCGGGTTTAACTGGTGGGTTTGCTGTCAAAAACTCTTTAATTTCTGGTGGTGTTAATGTACTTACTACTTCATCTCCGTCTGCCATTTCTTTCTCCAATTGGGGTTTGTAAAATTACTTATTATTTAGGTTCTTCCATATTTCTAACCCGACTTTTTGGGACTTGTAAAACATATCTTTGCTCAATAACAGGTGGTTTCTTTTCTTCTACTTCTACTTTTCTAGTCCCTATAAGACCTACACTGGTTATCAGTAGTAGAACTGCAAGAGGGTCGAATACAAAGATGAGTGCAAATATCACCCATCTTACTGCGTTGTCTAGGTATTCAGTTGCTCTGTCCTGTCCATAGATTACCTCTGCAACATATTTAATAGGGCCGATCTCACCTTCCTGCATGAGTTGTTCCCTTTTAAGTGGCATCATCTCTTCGTTATATGCAACCACTTGATCTATTATACCATCCATATCGATTGCGATCAACCCCCTTTCTTCCTTTTGTCTACGATCAATGTAGTTACGGTCTTTGGGTTGTGCAGTGTTGATGATAGTGTCGAGTCCCTCAAGTCTATTCTCTAGTCTTAGGAGTTTACCCTCTTCACCTGCAATTCGTTTCTCTATGATTGATAACTCTAGTGAGAATGAGTCACCCTGTAGTGTTTGTTCGATGTTTGCTTTTGATAGGAATCCAAAGATACCTAATGAGGTGATTAACATTAACACTACGACACTAGTAACTAGATACCACTTCTGCCACTTGATCTTATCCCAAAACAAGTGTAAGTATGCAGCCGTTACGAGTTTACCGAACTCTAATACCCCTGCCATAACCACCACTTCCATGTATGCTCCTGCAAATATAGTTGCAAGACCAATAACTGAGAAATACGCTGCGATGAACGCAATCAATATAGAGGTAGATAGGGCGAGGTAATTCAAAAAGTTCATAAATTATACGTTTGAGTTTCTTTTGATCAAGTCGAAAATCTGAGAAGGTTCGTAAACGTCCTTCCCTTTCTTCTTCTTCTTGACAATAGGCTCATGGGTAGATGTCGCACTACCTGTCGCGTTCATAGGTGCATCTTCCCACATCTTGAGATTTGCATAGATTTGTTCTTTTTTAGTATATGTCATCGCCAGTCACCAGTACCCTATCTTCTCCGATATATCCTATGTACACTAACATTCCAAATATATTAGAATGTTCCTCATGTATATTTATAAGCATCTTCTCGGGATAGACAGTTTCGTTTTGTTCTTTTAGGGGTCTTCGAAGTCTGTATGTCTTCTCAATTTCGACTGAAGGGACATCTGCAGCTTCAGTTAGTTGTTCCATGAACACTAGATCATTGTCTTTGAGGTGTCTGTAGAACTTCTCACACAACTCTTCCATCTGATCTTCGTTTATCTTAGTCTCTTCTTTCAGTAACAACAATGCAATGGCATAGGATGCGAATGCAGATTTACCGAAAGGAACCTTTTGTATGATTCGTTTGAGGTTGAACACTAGTCTATGTAGTAAGGTGTAAGACTGTTTATCTTCTGAAGTCTCTATCTCTCTATCATAGAGTCTACCACCCTTCTTATCTATGATACCCAATTTATATGCATCAAAATCTGTCCACTTGGTAGTGAGCATTTTAAGTGTTCGGAAGACTATAAGTGTATCAATGATTCGGGACATATAGTTATTTAGGTTGTTTTAAACCTCTAAGTTTGAAATGGAGCCCCCAATCTGATTCGAACAGATCACCTACTGCTTACAAAGCAGTTGCTCTACCGAATGAGCTATGGGGGCCGAGATTAAAGTTCTGTTAGTTTTTGTGTAAGGTGTTTGTCTACTGGGATTTTAGTGTCAAAGTCTAGTGTAACGTAACCTAGGTACAATAACATCGTTTTAATAGATGCCCAATATACATCATCCTTTATCTTGAATCTCAACATTCTCATAGATGCATCGAATCCGAATACATTGAGAATAGTTATAACATGGTTTAACATCAAACGTTCTCTCAATTCACCACTCTCGTGGTATCTGAAAAGGAGACGTTTTAGATATCGGAACCTACGAAGGTCTTCATAAAAATCCTCAATGTCTTCACATTGAGGGTCATCGTAGTGTTGTAATGCGAATGCATTAAAATTCTTAATAGTTATCTTGTCAAATAGACCCATAATATATCATAATGTAATTGGTTTGTCTTTTATTTAGACGAGTGAACCATAGACTTTAAAGCATCCTGTTTCTAATTTCTCTATTTTTAGAGATAATGTGTAGGACTCTGAACTAGTGTCAAACTCATCAAATGCAGTATCTACTGTCTTACCGAATGATTCATTTCTGACGAAACCGATGGAATGAGTTCCACCTTGTGAAAAATCTAGGACTGACTCCATCTCGTGTTCTGCATCAGCTTCAACAACTACTCTTGATAGTCCGATTTGAAGTAATTTTGCTTCCATCTGATTGAATGCAGCTTCAGGATTCAAATACTCTGTAGTGGCACAATGACCTAATACGGCATTAACTCTTGACTTGATAACTGAATCAGTAATATCATATGCTGATTGCTCTGAGATTAGTCCTGATTCTGTTATAAAACTTTTAAATGTTTTCATATTCTTATCCTATTTGTGCAACACCAACACCAAGTACTTCTGCATGAGCAGCGTATACTTCGTCTTTAGGGTTCTTGTTAACTACTTCACTTGAACCTACACCTAGTGTAAATGTTCCGATTGTTACGTTGGCAACTGTCTCGACAGTTACTACTCGTGCAGAGGCACCACTGTTATGGACTCTAACTGCGGAACTTAATCCGAAGTTAGAACCATTGGTAGTAGAAGTTCCACATGCAGCTTCTGAACTTAATAATTTAATTTTCATCCGATTATGCTACTGCTGTGATTGTACCAGCTGCTGTGCCGATACCTGCTATTGAAGTAATTGTACTTACTGTTGAAGTACCTTTGTCTTTAATAGTTCCACCAGCCAATGCAAGTGGATTAACACCGACAGTCAATACGTCATTTGCAGCGATAGTTGCTGATGCAGCTGACACGACTAATGCGAATGTTAGTTCGTTAGTACCTGTACCAGTTGTGTATACTAATGAATGAGGGCCTCTTCCTGAACCTGTACCTTGGTTACCGTTAGTAACTGCAAGTGTAGGATTGCCCACAACATCAACTGCTTCGTTGAATATAACTTTCATAGATAGTGTTGAACCAGCTGACACATCATGTGTAGTAGAAATCCAATCTATATCGGTAATATCAGCAGCACCTAGTGCAGTTGTAAGACCCGATGAAGACCATGCAACAAGTGTTTCAGTTCTAACTCTAGAACCTACTGTTGTTGCCAATTCCCAACCATGTGGTTTTGCCTGTGTTTTTGTTTTCTCTGCGTCAGATAACCAATTAGGTTTAGACTCTGTTCCGCTTGTATGTCCCCATAATGCCATTTTACTTCTCCTGTTTATCTGTTTGCGACTTTTAGTATCGCATCAAATGTTTTTTTGAAGGACTTTATATCCTTTTGTAATAATCCTAAGTATTTAGACCTGACTGGGGTCTTAAGACTCATTAATACTGTGTAAACTTTGGATGCATCATCATGCTTAATCTTAAGCTTTTTCATGTCATCCGTTCTTACTTCCGTATCCTTTTTTGTGTCATCTATACTTGCAAGTTGTGTTAAGACATTTGCATCGGGACGTAATTGCATTCCCCTTGCTGTAGATGATAGAGCAGCTATTGCACTATTGACTACATCGTCTTCACTTGCTTCGGCATATTTGCCACCTGCCATCTTAGATATCTTATCTAACATAGACCTTAATTCTTCTTCAGTCTTTGCCTTTCCGACTGCACGAGCAATCTTCTTGTTACCAGCATCAGACATCATTCCAAAGTCTGCCCGTTTCTCGGTCATAACCTTGTTGATCTTCTTGGCTTCACCTTTGATGTACCCAAGTCTCTTCAATTTCTCTTTGAAGATTTTATATCTTGCGTCAACTCTATCCATAAGGACTAATCTCGTTTACTTAGAGCAGTTGCATGGAGTGTTACCACATCCACAGTCTTCTTTGACTTCTTCACCTTTCTTTTTAGCGATTGCTTTTTTTAGTGCTGGAGGTAATTCACCTTCTTTGACATCTTCTTTGTCTTCGTCTTCACCTTTCTTTTTAGCAATTGCTTTTTTTAGTGCAGGAGGTAATTCACCTTCTTTGACATCTTCTTTGTCTTCAGAATCGTCTTCTTTACCTTTCTTCTTGTCTATGTGTTTTTGAAGAGCAGGTGGAAGTGTTCCTTCTGATTTTGCACCGTCTTTACCTTCTTCGTCTTCACTATTCCAATTGTCTTCTACGTATGCAAAGAATTCTTTCTTCTTGTCATCTTTCAATTCTGCTGGAGATGTAACACCAAATTTCTTTAATGCACCAGCAAAGAACTTCTTATAAGCAGCGGAAGATTCTACAACTTTCTTAGACGCCTCTACTAGTGAGTCTGTTAATCCAAGTCCGTATCCGTTAAATGCTTTGTTGATCATTGTTCAAGTTCTCCTTTATCGAAGTAATCAAACAATTTTTGTTTGTTATCTTCAGTGAGCTCCATAGACTTTGCAAGTCTACCAAGCATGTTTTTTTCTGTTAGTTTTTGTACTGTTTGAATTGCTTCATCTTCTGCAACAACTTCTTCAAGTGCAGTTAAGACATCTTCAGGAGAAGCCTCAACGACTTCTTCAGTGAACCCTTCTAGTAAGGAATCGATCTCGTCCGATAATAACTCATCGTCTGTTTTTTCAACGATAGGTTGCTCTTTAAGTCCTGTACGAACTTGTTCGAGTATCTCTTTCCAATTTTCTGATTTAAAACTCATATGTTTATTTATATAATTCGGATTCCCGAACTTATTCTCCTTCGTTTATATCAAATATTCCTAGAACCCAGTTTTCACCGAGATTTTCTGCAAATATCTCCGAATGGTTATGGCACTTCCGTGTTGCTAACCAATCATTCTGTTCATGCAAATCTACTTCATACCCTTTTGGGGTCTTAAATACTTCTGCATATCTACCAATACCACGATAAGTATGGCATAATTCTCTTCCTTCCATCATTCTCTCCTACCCATATATTTAGGTGGTAAAGTTTAACCCATATATGGTGAAAGAATAGCTTGCATGGCATCAGAGTCATGTTTCTTCATGATGTAGTAGATTTCGTCTCTTACGAATGTGTCCATTCTACCCCAAACTTTGTCCCACGTATCAGAACCCTTCCTACTAATGATTGCTGGTTCCCCATCATCACTCTCTACTTCAATGCCCTTTTTAAGTTGTGCTATGATTGCACCAACTTCTTTGTCATTGATGGTCTCTGCCTTCTCTAATTTCTTTAGGTCGGGATAGACTTTTGAACTGATTTTTAACGTAGACTTAACAACTTTCTCTAAGATTTCCTCTTCACCCATGTTAAGTTTAGGTTTTTTATACTTTCCTACTGGTGATTTAGCTTTGTTTCTATCGACTGATTCTTTAAAAGTAAACCCAATCTTAGGTAAGGTGTTCTCACCATAGTTTGCATAGTCTAATGCTTTCTTAACAGATTTGGCCTTTGAAAGACCCTTCTTAAGTTTCTCAATTTTCTTGATTGCAAAAGACATAGCACCATCGTGATCAAGTGCAATTTTTACTGCTAATTTCTCGAACTGGTCTGTGACCTTGTTCTTTCTAAAGTATACAGATATCTCTTGACCTGTTAGTTTACTTCCTGACATAGAAGGTTTTTCAGTTAAGTTCTGAGACTCTTCTTTAATTCCTTTTCCTACAGCAGTGTCGTATAACTTCTTACCGTCTGCACCTTTTAGAGTCGTTGCATCTGTCGGGTTAGAAACTGCTTTGTATTCTGAACCTTCTTTCATACCCATAATACGTTGTGCAAGACCTACAAGTTTTTTAACATCGGAGTTTTCCATGTTTGCTTTGTTCTTGTCATTTACCTTTTCGTATGCTTGAGTGATAACACTTGCAGTGAACATGTCTACCATGATTCCACCGATTTTCTTTGCACCCTTAGTGTTAACGATTTCTTGAAAAGCAGGTATTAGGTTCTTACCTTCAGTGAGTACTTCTTCTTCTATAATATCCATGTTTTCTCCTTCAACCGATTCGTTTCTTCTCTTCGGTTTTTGACTGTAATAGTCTTTTAAAAATGATTTTGCCATTGATAAAGGAATCTTATATTCCTTTGCAAGGTCTTTTGCAGATATTCCATCTTGGATATCTACTAACATATCTGACATCACACCTTCTTCTAGGAAGATACCATGTTCGATTGCAGATTCCATAACGAATGATTCATCGAAATGAGAACCTTGTCCACTAGTAGATGGGTCTCCGTATGTTGACTTACCTCGGACAACACCATCAAGTTTTCTTAGGTTTGATTTAGTTCCATCTAGTTGTACTAGTGTAACACCACCACTACCTTTTGTGAACTTAACTTTCAACTTCATCAACTTGGCTGCACTTGTGAATGCATCTGATTCGGGTTTTTGGATACCTTTAACTTGGTATACGATCTTCTCTTCTGAGATAGTTTCTTCTCTTAATCCTTTTAGGTTACCACGGTATTTTATTTTACCTTCTACGGCTTCGTCTTCACCAATTACTGCACCTTTCAATCTTCGGGAATCTGAAGGAGTTGCTTTATCCCAACCACCACCGTGGTCTTCTGCAGTCTTTAGTTTACTTAATGAAACATATAGAGGTTGTAAGTCTACACCATCATCATAATCGGATGTTTTACTGTAAGATTTGTCAATCATAAGACCGACTTTGTATGCACTTGAACCTTCTTGAGGTGTTGAGTAAACTGGTTTCTGTTTGATTTTATTTGTTCTACAATATGCATCAACCATCTTCTTTGCAGTTTCAAAGTCCTTCTTATTCTCTTCTGAAGTGACTCTGTCTCCTTTACCACCTCTGAATTGAATGTAGAAATCTACACATCTAGAATATACTTTATCTGCATAAGGTTTGAAATTCTCAGAAACATCTTCTTTAATTTTACCTTTAACTATATCTTCAAGGTCACGAGACAACCAATCAAAAAACTCATCGGGGTTATCAGTCTTAATTTCATTGTTGTCCATTGCCCAAGTTGTTAGGTCATCTTCTGCTTTCTTACCTGCCGACCCTGAGAATGATAAATCACCAGTTTTGTATGCTTTTGTAAGTTCTCTTTTATGTTTCTTGAAGATATCTTTTATCTTCATTGATTCTTCAACGGATTCTTTCTTGTCCTTGACTGCATTCATATAGCCTGGCAATACCGCTGCTTTAGGGTCACCCATGTTCTTTGCACCTTTCTTTAGTGCCTCTGAACTGTTTCGTGCTTTAACTACTACACTACGACCTTTCTTTAATTTGTTGATGTCTTTGGTTACTGTTACTCTCCAAAAATCCATTCCTTCCATGAATGCTTCGACTTCTTCGTTCACGTCTCTTACCGTGAAATCTTCGTTGTAAGGGAATCCCTTTAATGGGTTGTCAAAAACCTGAGAGAAATTCTTTGATCGTTCTTTCTTCTTCTCTAAATTTTTTGCAGCTGAAAGTTTTAGATACTCATCAACCGTCTGGCCTGGGGTATCACCTTTGTATGCAGCTGCAATATCTTTAGTACCCACTTCATGGACACCGTTGTTTTTCTTATTTCCTGACATTTGGTAATGCTCCCTTTTCTTTTAATTTCTTCATTCTTAGTCTAGGCTCTTTCCTGTTATAGTTTTGAGACACTAGGGATAAGTTATTCTTATCATTGTTTAGTGGGTTGTTATCCTTGTGATGCACATCCTTACCATCACCTGCTTTGGCCTTACCCTCTTTTTCCATTTGTCTACGAGCTCTTTTTCTCGCAGCGTTTCTTTCCATCTGTTCGGGTTTACCAAGGTAGTTTTCCCTTTCTTTCTTGTAATCCCTTCCTTCCGACATGTGGTATCCACTACCATCACAATGAGTACACTCTTTATCGTCTACTTCACCAGAGCCTTTACATTCGGGACAAGTCACCTTTGATTCTTCTTTAGGCACACAATTTGGAACTTGTTTACCGTTCTTCTTCTTCATACCCACTTGTTTATGAGAATCCCAGCAAGGGTCTTCCTCATTGATTAGGTCTTCTTCTACTGACTCTCCAAACTTAAGGAATAACTTACCCTTCTCTTGTGCTTGGTCTGTTACCTTATGACCAACCATTGCACCTATAGTGTTAATCATACCCAATCCTTTTTCAGGATTTTTATTGTATTCTTTGTCTAATCGTTCTGCAACTTTCTTAGTGATCAATTTAATGATATCAAAAGCACTTGTTACGAGTTTACCTTCCTCTACTTCAGACTCCTCGTTCTTGTTCTTATTCTTTGCATCATAGTCTTTGATAGACTTTTTTGCAGACTTCATCATTCTTTTTTGATGGGCCTTTTGTTGAGACTGATTTCTCTTTTTCATTACATCTGAATTTCTTTCTTGGACTTGGACTTCATCCAACTCTTGTTTCCAAGTGTCGATAAAGTTTAATAATCCTTCACTTTGTTTTTCATTTGACTTTCTGTCGGCATCACGTTTAGATTTGATTGCATCATCGTCTGATTCTTTACTATCGGAATCTGTTTGTCGTTCGACTTCTCGTTCATGTCGAGTCGTAAGAGATTCAAGGTCTCGTGCTTGTGAGTCTTTAAGTTTCTCTGTCTCTGCAGCGTGTTTTGCTTTGAGTTCTGCAGACGCGACTGCATCTTCCACCATGTAATCTTCAACTATAGAATTGAAGTCCATTGATGAACTGTAATCGTTTGATGCTTTAAGTAATTGATCTAGTAAATCCATAATACTATTTAGTCTTTTTTAAAAGTAGTTCACGTGCTTTCCACGCAGTAGCAATACTATTGGTAGGGAATTTCTTTGCCCATGCTGATATAGAACCGAATTTACCTTCTGCAGTCCTTCTTAGGGATTTTACTGTGTCGTTATTTTCAATCTCATCGAAGTTTGTTGTGAACATTCTTTTGAATATCGTAGCATTTTTCTCTACTGCTTCATGTTCCATTTTAACTACTTCAACTGGGACTGTTCGAGCTCTTCCATCATTCAACTTCAATGCAAGATCAAGACTTGTTTTGACAAATACCATTCGAGATTCGTATCCCAAGGCATCTAGTTGTTCTTTGTAGGTCTTTATCTTACTTGCCTTTGCACTAGTAGTGTCAAAAACTAACCCCAATCTGTTCGGGATGTATAAGTCCATTTGTTTAGCAGCTTGTCTTTTTGCCTTTGATCTCATCCCATCTCTTTCGGGATTGACTTCACCACTACCATCTTTAGTCATCTTCATAGACATCTTTGCAGCTTTCATCATTCTTTCAAAATGTTGATCACTATTAATCATCTTAAGACCCATAGTGTGGAGTGATAGTGCCTTAACAACTGTTGTCTTACCTGAACCAGGCCCACCCATTAGGAATAATGCTTTAAAGATTCCTTGATCATATACACCTTCTTGCAATTCATCTTCTTGTAGGTCGTCTTGCATATAAAACGGTAGTGTTCCTTCTGTAAGTCCCATACCTCGTCTTACTGCATTGTACAGTTGTTTCTGTTGTGTCTTGTTGGTAGATGGAACACCGTCTTTGAAGTTATCAAAGTCTCCGTCCTCTGCATACTGTCTCATCTTGGATGCACTCATACCACTAGTGTCATCTGCATCGGGGTCTCTCTCCCCTGCAGATACAATTTCGATCTCATCAAACTTGTAGAAACCGTGTCGTGCTTTGACTCCGTTGTACTTCTTCAGTAACATATCGAACTCTCTAACTCTGTCCGAACCTACTACCATCTTAATTCTATTGTAACCCTGTCTTTCTAATTCTACTGCAATGTCAAATACTGTCCTTGCAGCGGTATCCACAATGATCTTACCAAAGAACTTTCTAAGGAACTTGATCTTATCTACATGTGTTAGGGGGTTCTTAACCTTGTCATTTGAGTGTGAAGTGAACACTAGAGGTGTATCACTACCAGCTGTTGAGATCAATTTCTTGACTAACTTTGCATGACCAGTTGTAGGTGGATTGAATCGTCCAAAAGAGAACACTGCACCCTTACCAGTTGCTTCGGTTAAAAATTTGTTAAACGTTTTCATTCGGCATAATCCTAAATTTTAATAATGGTCGTCCATTGATAGTAACATCACCCTTCTCGTTTCTACCAATCTCTTTAACGACTATTTTCTTGTTCTTGAATTTTCCACCAAGAACAACATCTCCTATATTTATGGGTATCATAATCGACTCATTGAATTCTTGGAACGATTTCATATTATTTGTCCCAAGCTTTAATTGCAGTGAAATTATTATGTGCAAATTCCATACGATCTACGAGTTTAACTGCAGAACCACCTGAATCTATTGCAACATATCCTTCGGGGTTGACTGCTTCAAATCCTGTTGCAGTTTGTTTGAATGTACCAATACTCTTGACTCTATTCAATGCAACGATAATGATCTGTTTTGACTCAACTAATCCACCCATGAATTTGGTAAGATTGATTAAGAACTTCTTCATCCCTCTCATGTCTTTATAGAGAGACTCACCGACTTCTCGTTTGATAGCCTTGTGTTTCTCTGTCTTGACACCACCCACTACCTTGTCTTTCCAATATGATTCAAAGTGTGCAAGGTATCCATCTGCAGTAGGTTTGTAACTTCCACCTCGGATGAGGGTGTTACAGTATGTTTTGTATGTTGCACCAGCACCTTTCTTTGTGATGGTCTCTTGGATTTTTTGAAACTTATCTAGGTCTCTCTTTGAAATACCATGAAAGGATTTACCGACTTCCTTCAGTGAAGTGGTAAGCTTTAGTGTTTCTGTTGCAGTCATTGTAGAGTTACCACTAACATCCTTATATGATGCATCGTCTACCCATACGTCCCTAGAGTTCCCTAGGTTTGCTAGGTTAACACCAAAGGATGCAGAGAGGTCTTCTATCGTGCTACCAGTGTAAGTAGTGTGAAAGACAATACCCAATTTTGCAGTGTCAATGTCCTGTCCGACTTTAGAATCGGTGGATACTGCATAAAGGATAGTGTTCGGTTGGAATGTTACGTACTCAACACCGTCAATTGTCTTGGTTGTCTTATCATCGGTGAACATTAAATCACCCTGCATAATATTACTGAAAGATAGTTTACTGAGGTATTTGAATGAATCGAGGAACTTGCCTTCTAGTTGACCACTTAACTTAGGGTCTGCTTTGATTTCTGCTTCGGATGTGTAGAACTTAGGTTCTTTATTGAATAGAGATTTCTTTGCAACAAAGAATTGATTTGTTTCAGGGTGTTTCCCACAAAAGATTGCAGGAGCTCCATCCCATTTGACGGTCATATTGACGGAAGAGGATTTACTCCCTTTCATCATATCTCTAAGACCTCTTAGGAAGTTGATTGCTCCCCTTCCACCATCAATACCTTGATTGATGATTTCATCTTCGAGATGTTCTAAATGTAGATTTTTTGCACCCATAATAGACTATTATACACGTTAAATGTGTTCCTGTCTACTATTTATAACAAATAGAAAGGTATTATTAAGCTGCGTTAGCAACCGCGATGTCTAAGTCTGCATTTGCATCTGTTAGTGCAGTGTTTAACAATGCTAATGCATCTGCGTGACGGCCGTCACCATCTTTTGTTATACCATTATCCCCTTCTAACGCAGACTTGTATGTCCAATATAGATCACCGTCTGTTACTGAAGGATTGTTTGCTGCCCATTCTGCCCAGTGACCCATGTAACCATCTCCAGTCCAATCAGACTTAGTAGGTGGAGTGTCATTTGCCATGTCAAAAGTTGCAGTATCACTGAAATCATGAATGTTATACGTACCAGTTGTCCCTGAAATCCATGCAATATCTTTTACAATTGCATCTCTGAGGGTGGTTTTTGCTGTAATGTCTTCAGCTGAATATGTTTCTGTTCCTGCGGCCATGGTATTTTCCTATATTTGAGGTTGTATACCTTTATTTAGGTTTTTGATAGTGGTCGAGAGTGTAATTTATCTTCTATTTTACTAATTTTTTGACTTAATTTTTCAATCTGTGTGTCGTCATGAGATTTTTTTGCGTCCCTTAACTGTTGTTTGAGGAGAATCTTCTGTTGAATTGACTCAATGACCTCATTAGATTGTAAATTCTTTTTCATAGTATACTAGTATTTAGGTCAAATATTAAAGTCTTTAAATTTATCTGATCTACCACGATCTGCAACTGGAACACTATCATCATATGTTTGATTTGCATCGACAATTTCTGTCTGTGCTTCTTGTTCACAATCATATAGTTTCATACGACTTCTATCGACTCCAATGACAAACCTTTTGAATACGGTTGGGTCATTGTATCTATTCTTTAACTGTTTAACTACCATCTGATCTAACTCTTCCAATTCTTCTGAGGAGATTAGTGCAAACATAAAGTCTGCTGTTGCTGGTAATCCGAATGACTCTGAGGTATCTGTAAGTTCCACATCTGTAGAACCATAACCACTACGAGTCGTTTGTGTTGCACTCATGATTGGTACATTAAACTCTACTGCAAGTCCTCTAAGTTCTTCTGCAATACTCTTGACCAGTGTATAACTGTTTGCACCAGCTCCTGGCTTTACTCTAGAAGATGCACATATGTTTAGGTAATCGATGAATATCATGTCGGGTTTGAAATCTTTCTTGACATCTAACTCTTGGAGTAAATGTCTGAAATGACCAACGTGAGCTGATGCAGTTGGGTATTCTTTGATGATCAACTTACCTTTAGTCTTAGATGCAATCTTATTAATCTTCTTGTCGAAGTTCTTTTTAGATAGATCGGGTAGGTCTTTCATAGGGACATTGAGGGTATTTGCATCGATTCTCTCTGCAATCCTTTCCTCTGACATTTCAAGTGTAATGTATAATACATTCTTATTCATCATCAAATGTGCTGATGCCATGTGACACATGAATAGGGATTTACCAACACCTGTTCCTGCAAGACAAATATTCAATGTCTTGTTAGGTAATCCACCTTTAGTAATCTTGTTGAAATATTCTAGATCGAACGGTAACTTCTCTTCTTCTGTGTGATAGAATTCAAATCTGTTATCGGCATCTTCTATTTGATCATGACCAATATTAGTGTCAAAGGACACGGAAAGTGCATCCTTAAGGAGTTCGGGTATTTCACCAGTTGAACGTTGAGACTTCTTATCAATGACTTCGATACTGTCCATTACTGCAATGTAGATTGCTCTATCTTTGCACCACTGTTCAGTTTCATCGAGTAACCACTCTTGTGGAGTGTCGTCACCACCTTTCATACCACTTACAATAGACTTGGCGTTATGAACAACTGTCTCGTTGAGAGATGTGTTGTTATCCAAGTTTATGAGAAGTGCTTCTACTGTAGGTGTTTTAGTGTATTTTTGGAAGTAATCGAATACTCCATTGAATACGGTCTTTTCGTCCTGTTCTGTGAAATACTCGTCCTTAATGAATGGAAGCACCTTCCGTGCAAACTCTTCACTCTGAATCAGATTTTTCAGAATTGTTTGTTCTATTCTCTTTTGTTCCATATTTAAAGTATTCCTGTGCTACCAATTCTAATTTTTCCATCACATCGGGTGTGAAGAATTTTTCGGGGTTGTTGTTAATCGTCTTACCGAACTCTGTCTTACCATTTGGAAGTTTAATTCTTGTACTTGATTTCTCAAATATTCCAAATGCAACTGCCATGTCTAGTAGACCATAATATCTGTCCAACCCTGTCTCGTATGATAACCTTACATCAACCACTCTGTTCTCAACAGTCAATCTTGACTTTGCGTTCTTACAGTGAATGATATTACCAACGATTTCAGTTCCTTCTTTCTCTTTCCTTTTGGAAAGATAGATGATTGATGATGCAGCGTATTTTAATCCACTACCTCCACCCATCTCTTTTTGAGGGAACATAGAACCAATCACATCATATGTGTGATTTGTAACAATCATAGGAACTCCAACACGACCCAACTTAAGGGTAAGAACTCTGAATGCACCTTTGGTGATCTGAGCTCTAGTCATATCCTTAGTCTCTTTACCTTCTGCAGTGTCTTCGATCTCTTTGGTTGTTGATAACATACCAAGTGAATCTAAACAGAACATCATAGGTGGACGTTTGTCTTTGGGGGTTTCTGCATACTTATCCAGTATACTGATTGCTTGATTTCTGAACTCTTGCACTGTGACGACTGGGACGATAACAACTCTTTTGGAGTCGATACCTCTGTCCTCAATCATGCTTCTTGATATTGCAGATTCAGATTCGAAATAGATTACTGCAGAATCCTTGTGATCTTCTAGGAATTGTTTAACCATCCCTAAGGCAAAAAATGTCTTACCTGTTGCAGACTCACCAGCGATTGCTGTAATCTTGTTTGAAGGAAGTCCACCGTACAGTGAACCACTTAATAGTGCGTTGAAAATATGTGAACCAGTATCAATGAAACTGTCAACATCTCCAGCAGCAATTCCATCGTTAACAATACTTGCGTATTCGTTACCGCTTGCCTTTACTAAATCTTTTAAAAAACTCATAATTATAAACACCTCTCAAATGTATACCTTAGTATAACAGAGATGGGGTTATTTTACAAGAGGGTTTTTGGGGTATTTTTTGGTGTGTTCGGTTTTAATGCGGGCCTTCTCTTTCTGCCACATCTTATCATCGAACTTGATGTGTTCTTTCATCATCGTTTTGATTTCTTTAATCTGAACTTCCATGAGACCTATTGAACAGAAGATAAGTGCAATCATGACGATATAAAATATATCAATCACTGCGAGTATCATTAGGAAACCTTGTCGATTTGTTCTTGGGTAACGGTTCCGTTATCCAGTAACAATTTTCTATGCTCCAAATGTCGTTCTAGGGTGGTGTCTTTGTTTTCACCAGTATATTCTACGGCATGATGATCATTAATCATCTGTTGGTTCACACTAATTCTTGATTCTAATGATTGGGGTTCGTCTGCAATGTTTACAAACAACTCACCAAGGATTCTTCCAAATTTACCTTTATCATGAGAAATCAGAGTTACTGCTCCTCTAGATAATATATCCGTTAGATGGTATTTTGAAGCTTTACCGAAGACCTTTTCTACTAAGTCACGAGTTCTAGATTCGGGGGTGTCGATACCCATAAGACGCACTCGTTGTTTTTTAAGAACAACTGAGAATCCTAAATCAATGTCTACATCGATTGTATCGCCATCAACCACTTTTGTGACTGTCACATTAAATTCGTATAAATTTTCCATACTCATATTTATCATATTTTTTATCCGAAGAAACTATCCAATGATGCTACTGGTTCTACGTTCCAACCAATTAGTTCAATTATTGCTTTAAGTGGTTCAATGAATGCTTTATCAAATTGCATGTCGTAATTAATGTAGTTTTGTAGTTCGAATTCTTTAGGTAGAACATTAGAGAATGATATCACATTCTCGTTGAATTTGTTTGGGAGTTTAAGATACACAAACAAAATCTTATCTCCACTCCTAATTAGGTTGTATCTCTTGTCAATGTTCTTCTTTTCAAGATAATGGTTGTATAGTAATGCACCTCTTACATGGATAGGTGTGCCCTTTCCGTAAATCATCGATGGGTCTGAATACTGTTGTAGGTTGTTGCAACCTCTAGGTGATGCAACCTTTTCGACTGGAAGGTCTCTAAAGTCTCTACGAGCATTCTCTACGAAATCCCATACATCTTGTTCTGTTCCATTCATGACCAACTTAAGTGCATCGGTCAACTTTCCACGAATCCACTGAGGTGTACTGGACTTTGCAGTTTCAATACCCATCATCTTTAATTTAGGTTCGTGAAGTCTCACCCCTTCCATGTCATAAACATTAAGGATGTATCTTTTCTTTGCAGTCCATATTCCACGATCTGCAATAGCCTCTCGACCCATTTCCATTTTCTGTTGGAATGCATTAGTGTAATCTGCAAGTTCATCGTATCCCTTTGCAAGAACACCTTCAATCTTCTCGTTAGCAACAGTGTCAAGGAAATCTACAATTTTACCTTTGTCGGTTCCTTCAGGGAACACTTGTTTAACTAATGAATCAAAAGTGATGTATACTGAGTCCGTGTCCATTGCGATTACATAATCTTGGTCTGTAGTCTTCAGTACCTTGTTCATCCAATCGTTAATAGTGATCTCTGCAGTCTTAATGACTAACTGACCCGACATGGTAATTGCTTCTGCAAGATTTGGGTCAAAGAATGCAAAGTATTGATTTGCTAATGCACCATAAGCAGAGTTAAGTGCAATCTTTCTGACCTGTTGATTGTTGTATGCTCGTTTGATTAGACCATCAAGTTCATTCTTTCGTTTTGAATCGGTGCAAAGTTCCTGTTCCTTTTGGTAAGCAATCATCTTACCTTTCCACTCTTTACGTTCTAAGTAGAACTTCTCCATAAGTTCGGGTAGGAAACCCTGTTTATCTCTTTTGAATTTTACACCATTGGGTGCAACTGTTAAATTTAGTTTCTTTAGACTGGATAAGTCTGCCGTACCATCTAGAATCTTTTGGACATCAACATCCATAAGACCATTCTTCATCATAGTCTCGGGTGATATGTTGTACTGCATAATCAAATGGGGATAGAGTGAGTTCAAGTCAAATGACATAACCCAATCATGTTTACCAACCAGTGGTTCCTTTACATATGCACCAACGATTTGATGTGTCTTGCGTTGTCCTAGAGCCTGTGGTGGTGTCTGAATTCCCTGTTCTTTTAGGAAGTTGTAGATAATAGTTTCCCAGTATTTCACCATTCCAAATGTATCATTGTAGTTACACTTAGCATTGTAAGACATGGTCATGGTCAATTCTAGTAGACCAAGTTTATCTTCTAGGTCTTCAACAAGAACAACATCCTGTACATTATATGCAAGGAACTTTGAATAGTCATTCTTATACAATCCGTGTAATGAACCATGCTCTGAGTAATCTAATTTCTTCTTACCCAACTCCATGTGGGCAATGTGATTCAGTGCATAGGATTCTTGGTTGACGAAAGTTCTCTTCTTATACAAGTCCATATAGTCAACAACATTAACACCGTATAGTGTAAACTTCTGTTGAGTGTTACCAAAGTTGGTTTTGTATTCTCTGACATCTACTTGATTCCATGGAGAGAACTTCTTGTGTTCTCCTTCACCGAATAACCTATCAACACGATTACACAGATATGTAATATCAAATGAATCTACATTCCAACCAGTAATGATATCGAAGGACTGCTTTCTCCAGTACTTGATAAATTCAGTTAACAGTTGTGCTTCGTCAACACATTCATGATAAGTTACATTGGCTGGTTTCTCATCCCAAGGGCCGATACCAAAGGTATGTGCCATGAAACGAAATGGTTTGATTGTGATTGCATTGACCTTCTCCATTGCAAGAGTTGGTTCGGGAAAACCATTCTCTGACTCACACTCAATGTCGAGTGTTGCAATTTTAACTGTCTTGAAGTCCCACTTGATATCACCACGGAACTGGTCTGCAATGTAGGTGTAAATGTATCTGTCGTATCCGTGGATTTCAAATCCAGCAGTACCTTGATATGATTCACGAAACTTTCTTGCACCACCCATCGAACTGAGGTTTACTGCCTCTAGGGGTCTGCCGTCAAGTGAACGGAATGCAGTCTCACCCTTGGTGGATGGGACATAGTGATTAGGACGGTAAGCAACAGTCTGTTTAACCTGCTTACCGTTCTGATAACCCTTTACAAGAATTTTGTCTCTTGTTCGACATACGTTAGTATAGAAATCCATACTAGTATTATAACAGAAAGTGGTCTATCCTACAAGTGTTTTTTGTTGAACTCTTTCTTTTAAAAGGTCTGAAACCGTATCATGTTTTTCTTTAGATGATGTGAGGGCTTCTATTTGGGAGTCGAGGGCATCTGCAAGATCGGGGTGTTCTCCGATTCCAGCTGGGTTGTGAATGTACACTTCAATGTTTGCAAGTGCGACATCGATTTGTCCTTGGTACTGTGACTGCAGTGCTTTGAGTAATATTGTTTTATCCATGATATATTTCCTATAGTGTTGGTGCTAGAGTTTCAGACACCGATGGTCGTGGTGCATTTACTCCAGTTGCAGGGAGTCCACCGTTGGCATCAATCCATGTCTTGACGGTGATTGCAGAAGCTTCGTATACAGAAGTGTCTTCACCTTCATCACAATTAAGACGGCCTTCTTCAAAATTCCAGTACATACTACACATGAAGTCTAGTCTTTCATCTCCATCTACGTTTGCAAATATAGCTGCAAAGTTGTCTGTTATATGTCGTTGTAAATCTTCTAATTGTGTTAAATTGTCACTCATTATTTGTTTCCTGTTGCTACCTTATAATTCTGTTCTAAGTTTGGTCTAACTTTAAACATCGTTACGATGTTTCTATTATTAATTTCAAACCTGTACTCTCTTGCCCATGGGTTCCAAGGTGCAAGACTAATTTCCATTTTACCATCCGAGACTTCTACAACACAA